GAGGAAGAACAGACAGACTGGTATTACAACTAAGGAGATGATGAAAATGGCATTGAAAACAGGCTTCAAGTGTCAGGTGATTAACACCGCCATCATAGACGGATTAGACATTCCCGAAGTGATGGAAGAAGAACGCTGCACAGGCTATGAAGATTCCTACAAATGCACGAAATGTAAAATTTATATATTTAAGGAGATGAGATGATGGAGTACTCTGCACTAATACTGGTCATCGGGCTGTACTTTATCGTCCCGAGAATCAAGATCCACCATATCCACGAGGAAATCAAAGCCCCTGAACCCGAGCCAATTCCCGTCAAGGAAGTTGACCCTGAGGACGTGGCAATGTACTTAGAGCCAGAGATACGAGACTGGTACTTAGCTAATTATAAGAAAATCGAGGGGGCTGAATAATGGCACAAAGCACGGAAGTAACGAGGTTATTAAAGCTCTTTGACGATGCTCAGAGAACCAGACAGGACAAGAAGGACACAGTATTCAAAGAGTTAGATGCGTTTGACAGGGGAGACCAGTGGAATATTAAAAACACCGCTTACCCTCCGTGGATTCCCAGACCGGTCACCAACTACGTCCACTACGTACGTACCTATAAGACCGCATCCATCTCGGTGGAAAGTCTGATCGGGAAATTAAGACCGATTACCCCCGAGGACGTGGAGGATGTAGGGAAATTACAGACGGTTTATGAGTATCTGTGGGACTACCTGCAACTGAAACACAAAATCAGGGACACGATTTCCGATTCAAGGTTATTCGGAACGGGAATCCTTCAGATTGGTTGGGACGAATCCAAGTTAGTCGGAGGAAAGAACTACCGAGCCGAAGGGGAAATCACCGCAACCCTGATTCCACCCGTCAACTTCTATCCCGACCCGACGGCGTTTGATTTAGAATCCTGCCGGTACATCGTCATCGCCGAACGTAAGACGAAGAACTGGCTGATGACTCAACCTCAGTTCAAAGAGAAAGCGACGAAGATTCAGGAACTCACCTCAAAGGATTCGGCATACAAAGGCGAGGTATTATACAGGGACTACACCACCAACCAAACGGCGGCACTGGATTTTTATTCCTTCTATGAGAAAGTCCCGAACAAAGATGGGGGATTCGGAATCAAAGTTACTTACATCGCCAACGGGGAAATCCTTCACATCATCGAGGACTTGAAACCCGCCTGTTACCCGTTTCTTGTACTCAGGGAATGGAAACAAACGCACGACTTCTGGGGGAAAAGTTCGTGCGAAACGATTTTAGACAACCAAAAATTAATCAATAAGATTGAAAGCATCATCGCCACCATCGGAACACTGCTCTCCAATCCGATTAAAATCGTACATCAAGGTTCGGGAATCGATCCGAAAATCGTTTCGAAATATGGTTCCGCTTCAGGCTATACCTTCCAGTCAAAAATTGATGTGCAGAAAGCGATTCATTTCGTCGATCCCCCACAAATCCCACCTTCGCTATTCAGGTTATTAGAAGAAACTAAGGGTGCGATTAAGGAGATTGCAGGATTAAACGATGCTTACGTCGGGAACGCCATCGGTTCCGTACAGACCTCGGCAGGAGTAAACTCCCTGATTGACCGGTCAACGATCAGAGATAAAGATGCCATGTATGAACTGGAACTATTCATCACAGATTTAACCTCTCTTTTGATTAAATTTATGACGACACACTACGACACAAAACGAATGCTTCGAATCGAGAACAAAGACCCGAACTCCGAGGAGGACTTCACCTTCGTCGAGTTCATCGGCAAGGAGTTTGCAGAAATCGAGTTTGACTTCTTAGTGGACGTGACAACAAAGACCGAACACAGCAAACAAAAAGAAGCCCAGGACATGAAAGATTTACTTCAGATGCAGATGCAGTTCCAACCGGCTATCCCACTGGTTACGGTGGAAGAGGCTATTCAGATGTCTGATATTTCGGCACTGAACAAAGACGTCATCTTGAAACGAATGAGAGAACAAGAGTCCTCGAACCAACTGGACAAGATGAAACAGGTCATTCAGTTTGCTATCGGAGCCATCAACGCACCGGACGCACAGGAAAAAGGATTAAATATTGACCAGATAGCCGAGGCAGGTGTCCAGATCATGCAACCGACGGACACGAAACTCGGAAGTGTCGGGGATAATCAGAACGGCGTACAGTCAAGACAAGCTGGAATGTAAAAATAATGAAAAAAGTGCTTGACAAATCGGCGAAAGTGTGGTATAATATAAGTAGGGCATTTTACCTATTAGGAGGGGAGTCCAAATCCCGTAACGTTGAGAACACTCCTGAACGAATCCCTGTCTGACCACCCGCCGAAGGTCAGCACTACTCAAGGGCGATATGGAGGAGGAGATAAGATGGACACAGTAGCAATGTTAGCAGAATTAGAAGAAGAGTTCAAAGACTCAGAGGTAGAAACCGAAGATTTCGTAGAGGAAGTTCCACCTGAACTGGAAACCGAAGCCGAACCGGAGGTAGCCCCTGAACCTGAAGAACCTGAACCGGAAGTGAAAACACCGACCAAAGAAGAAAACGCTTTTGCTCGAATGAGAAAAGAGAACGCCGAATTGTTCGGGAAGCTACAAACACTTTCACCGTATGAAAAAGTAATCAAACAGATAGCTGAAACAAGCGGTATGAAACCGGATGAAGTGGTGAAGTTCTATGAGGATAAACTCATTGAGGATCAAGCCAAACAAAAAGGCGTAACACCCGAAGTGATACAGCTACAAAAACGAATAGAGGAAATCGAGAACCGAGGTATCGAGGAAAAGTTTAACAGTGAGATGGGCAAGTTCGTTGAAGCCGAAGGCTTGGACGAGAGTTCCGTAGAGGGGTTCTTCTTACAGTGCCACGAGGTCGGGATCGATTTACGAAAGGTTTCAGATATTTCAGCGATTTACAGGGGATTTAATTTTGATAAAGTCCTTCAGAAAAAACTGGACGAAGCCGAACAAACCAAACTGGAACAAAAGAAAAAGCGAATGGAGACGACAGGCATCCAACACGGAAGTACCCAACACGAGACGACCTATGATGTGGACGCTGACGTAGAGGCTACCCTGAAGAAGTTCCATGTACGCACAAAATAAGGGGGAATTTTAAATGACAATGAATACAAATACAACTGCGGTAATTAACGCCACAGGCTCAAACCTAAAACCAGATGCTTTTTATGATAAAGTCCTACTGACTATGCTGAGACAATCCGAGTTCAAGCACAGACTGTTCGCTAAAAAGAAAAGCCTTCCTAAGAACTACGGCGATACCATCAACTTCAGAAGGTTCGCTAAACTGGCAGTCAACACTACTCCATTGACTGAAGGAGTTGCACCTGACGGCAAGGCAGTAAGTGGGGCATCTATCACAGCTACCATCGCACAATATGGCGACGTTATGTACTTCACTGATAAAGTGGACGTAACTCAGCTTGATGACGTGGTAACAGAATACACTGTTGAACTGGGCTACCAGGCATCGGAATCACTGGACATCGTTGCAAGAACTGCATTACTTGCAGGAGCTTCTACTTTCTTCGCAGGGGCTAAAGCGATCAATACTTTGACTGCATCTGATATCCCAGAGATTGATGACTTCCGAAAAATCGCACTGGCAATGAAGAACAACAACATCAAGCCAGAGAGAAGCACCGGAAAATACATCGCACTGGTATCCCCAGCCGTTATGTACGACCTGTTAGATGATGCCACTCTTCAAAAATACATGCAGTATGGCATGACTAACAAGCCAATGGTGGATAACCTGGTCACAGATATCTATGACCTGAGATTCATCGAAGTACTAAACGCAAGTGTTGCCAACAACACCAACACACCAGTCGTTTCTGTCCACCACTCTATCGTCTTAGGTGACGAAGCTTACGGAGACATCGAACTCGAAGGCAACGGTAACGTAAAGGTCATCAAAAAAGGTCTGGGTTCTTCTGGAACTGCCGATCCACTTGATCAGATCCAGTCCATCGGTTGGAAAGTTAATGGCTACGCTTGTAAGGTTCTTACTGCACTTGCAGTTTATGACTACGCATCAGTACCGACTAGAGGTTAATATAAGGGGGAGATAGGATATGGCTGTAAACACATCTACGAGTATTAAACAGGGGGAGTTGCAAGACTCCGTCCTGAAAAAAGGGAGTCTTTCCAGCGGAGAGATGACAATGGAGGCAGCAAAAGCGTTCAAGAAAGCAATCTCGGACGAGCAAGTTGATTATTCCATTCCAGTTATCTTAGCAGGTAAGATGGGAAATCCGTTCTACATAGATGTCAATGGGGTAACCGTTGGTCTACCAGTAGACGGGAAAAGCTACAAGATTCCAAAGGTTCATGCCGAGCGAATCACCAGATTCATAAATGAATTAACTTAATTAAAACAGGCGTAAGGTGAAACTTACGCCTTTTTTAAAGATTAAAGGAGGAATAAAAATGGGTTCATTAGCAAATATAGAGGGGCACATCGCAACATTGACAGCAAAAGTTGCAGCGAATCAAGTGGACAGTATAGCATCGGACGCAGCAGGAATCGTTGCAGACTTCAACACACTGTTAGCCAGTTTAAAAACCGCTGGGCTTATGGAAGTTGACGCTGAATAAACCAAGCAGAGGAGGGATTACATGATAACAACTGAATTGATTAAGCTTGTTGGGAATCTGACTGATGAATCCCTGCCGTCAGCGACAATCTTGAACTTCATTAATGATGCAATCGCAAAAATTAATATAGAGGCTTCGGCAGAGTTTCCGTTTATCCCACCTGCTGACATAGGACTCTCATATATCCCACTATCTGAAACCTATCAACGAACGCTTCTGGCTACCTTCGCTTCGGCGATGGTCAAGTATGCAGATGCTTCGACGGTAGAGGGAGATACGTGGATGCTGAAGTTCGAAGATAACCTCCAAAAGTTCGTGTCAAGCTACACGATACCGACGGAATACGCTTCAACAACGGTGGGCTATATCGAGAATGATTTTGAGGATTGTCCTTACAGGGGAGGGTGGTAACATGACCCGTCAGGTATATCGTTACGGTTCAAGTAAACAGTTCTTCGCCTTTGACGATATGTCGGGGGGATTAAATGTTAGAGATGCCAACGAAACATTAAATGACAACGAGTTCAGGGAATTACAAAACGTCGATCTGGGGGCAAGAGGCTCTCTACCAAAAAGAAGTGGTTTTAAAGTTTACCTCAGTTGCCCGTCCGCAAACCCACAAGGGTACTTCAGGTATATCGGGACAACCGGTGCTATCACGCATCTGATTGCATCGGACGGGAGTTTATGGAAGGATGTAGCCGGAACGTACACGAGAATTACCGTTCAGACCTATAATGAAACCACAGGAGTCTGGACGGAAGATGGAGCTTTCAGATTCCAGACAGCCCTCCCGATAGGGGGAGTGCAGTACGGCGAGACGATGTTCTTCGCCACTGGCACAAAGCTACTGGAATACACAGGTTCGGTACTACGGGTCGTCGCACCTTACAAACCTACCCCGACGGAGATTATGAAGATAGGTGTAAACACACTGGCAACAAATCCATTAACCTACATTTCCGTAGGGAGCGGTTCAGTGTTGGTTAACGAAGGTCTTACTGCCTCGAGGGATATCGGAATCATCAACAGTGCCACGACCTTTACTTCGATTTATTCCAAGCCCTCAGGGGACTCCATTGAAATCAAGTGGGAGTATAAGAAATCAGCGGACAGTGCATGGATAGTTCTCAGGGACTTCAACGCCACGACGACCTATGACTTCACAGCTACCGAGGTAGGCGTGTATGACATTAGAACAACGATCCGAAAGGTGGGGATTACAGACCCCTTACTCTATAAGATTTACGTCTTTAGCAAAATCTCTAAGCCTATTAATAGCTTCATTAAGTTTAACTTCAGCATCATTTAAATTATCGTCTTGCAATGGTTGCAGGTTTTCTATTCTCTTAAACCCTGTAACAAAAGTATGAGCATGATTCATGAATCTTGTAAACTCTTTTCGATGATTAAGATTGTCAAATATATTC